CTTTTGCCTGTTGGATAACACTGTTGCGCATGTCAGAGTAGTAATCGTTATCCTCGACAAATTGCTCGCAGGAATCATAAAGACAGCCGCCGAGATAATCTGAAGACAGCTCAATCCCGGCCTTGCTTGCGGTTACTTTAGCGACAAACCATTGATACACGCCTCGGTTAATCTTGTCGCAGATGTCGGATATATCATCGACAGAATCGTCAAAATGATGCCGTGGGTGCATCTCTTCGGGCAGTGCGTAGAAATGTATGTCGAACCCTTCGACGTGCTCGGAATGAATGAGAACTTGCATTGTGAACCCCTCTTCGGTTAGTTGACAGATGTCATTGCTGACAGTTCGAAGGATAATCTCTAATTGGCGAACGTCAATAAATAAATATTGATTGATTATTGCAAAGTGATAGCATGCGTCTATGAATCAAAAAGCGACATTTATAAGGTTACGTGAAGACGTCCGGGAGATGTTGGACAAGCTTGCCAATGACAGCAGGATCAGTCGAAGCAGGATCGTGGAGCAGGCAATCAGAGAATACTGCCGGAATCAGGAAACAACCTCAGACAAAGTTGCACGGATGATAAAAGATGCAAAGCTTTGAACTGCCGGAACCGCCGAAGATTATCCAACAGCCGCCGGTAGACCGGAGAGCGTATTCAATTATCCCGATCAGGGCTGTTAGGGATCGCAGACTCAAGTTCACCAGTCTGAAGCTATTGGTTGCGGTTAGCAGTTATGCCAACAGGGCAGGGCTTTGCTGGCCCGGTTTTGACAATCTAGCGAAGGACCTCGGAGTTACCCGGCAAACCATCAGCAGACAGATGAAACGCTTGGTTGCTTGGGGCTACATAACCAAAGTCAAGAATCACTCATGGGGGAGAACTGCGCAGATCATGCGGGTAATCTACGATGAGAAGTTATCAACTAATGAACTGCTGCAAGTTATTGCCTTCGAAGATAAGCCGCCGGGACATCAGCAACGCATCCTGCAGAAGTCAATCGAAGCCTCAAATGTTAAATCTGAAGAGGGAAACAAAGTAACAATTGACAGGGAAGGATTAACGCGGGGAAACAGCGTTGAGGAAAAGTTAAGGGTTGTGGAGTGTGTGAGACTGTGGAAGTCCGCCTGCCAGTCTGCTAACATTAGCAGAACTGTAACACCTGAAGACATTGCAAGCTTAGAAAGAATTGCTGAGGCCGGGGTTAGTTTCGGTGCATTCGAGGCCGAGGTTTGCCGTGTGTTTGATGATTGGCGGCAGTTTCGCAGAGAACCTCCGCATCGTCTGTCATACTTCGCACGGTTAGCAGTCTGAGAAGAGGCGGTATGCCCTCCCCCCGGGGGTCGCCTGTATCGCTGGGTCCTACTCTCAATTTTTTCTAGCTTTTTAGCCGCCCACAGGTTTTGGTCAGGTTGCCTGCGGCGCTTGAGTTTTGGTTATGTTCCCTGCCTTATATGGCTGGTTTGACCGGAACCGATGGGTTTTAATGACTTATTTTTATATAAAAAGCTGAGTATCGGTTCCTGACGGCTGGGGGGTGTGTCACGGCAGGGAGGTCGGCTTGCTTGCTCTTGTTTATCTAGGCTAACAGAGGTGTCAGTCTCTGCAAGAACTATGTGTCCCGATATTCTGTATCTGGTCCCATCCGGGGATATGAATAAGGAGAACCGTCCTATTCGCCACGTTTATTCCCTTGGTCGCAAGCTACCGACGGGAGGGCCGGGTTTAATGCCCCTGAAATGGAGTATAGTAGAACAGCAGGAGACTGCAAGTAGTTTTTTTTAATCTCTTTGGAGAGCCACATGAATAATGGTAATAAGCAATATGAGTTGCGTGATGACAATGGTAATTTGTTTTTGAATAAGAAGAAGAAGTCGGAGAATAGTCCTGACTGGTCTGGGAAGATGAGGTTAAATGGTCAGGAGTTTTGGTTGTCTGCGTGGGAAAAGAAGACGAAGAATGGAGAGGTGTTCTATTCTGTCAAGCTTGGGAATATGGTTCCTGCCCAGCCTACGATGAGCCAGCATAGTATAGATAAGGGCAATGGATATGCCCCTGCCGATAAGAATGATTATATAGACGATCCCATACCGTTTTGATATAAATGGCAGCGGGAAAGCGGATACTGTGCCTCTGAGTAATCAGGGGAGCGCACACAGGCGTAGCTATCCCACTTGATTAACCCAAGGTCAGTGGTCAATCTGACAGCCGGGAAAGACCGGCATTTACACGCATGGGCACTTGCTGACGAGCTGACCGCACCACAGCTCACGAGAAAGAGGTGAGTGTCCAGTCGTGTAGGTATTAGGCCAGCCGGAGGTGCCGCAGGTTTATGCTTTTTCCTGCTAACACCGGCAGTGTGGACCAGTCTCATTACGAGCTCCATGCTGGAAGACCACACAGACACCTCGGAAAGACGAGGACTAACAAACAAGGGTAGGCCATAGGGTGACAGGTGCATAGTGCAACCGGCCAGCAGGGGAATGCAACCTGCCCTTCTTTGTTGGTGAATGCGCAGGCTGATGCGCGCTCGGTTGGCTGCGATACGCGCTGCGCGGGATCGTAACGAGAGCAGAAAGCCGGAGATCAGCACCGGCCACCAACAAACTACAAGGACACTATGGCAGTCACTAAACAAATTCCAAGCATAAAGCATTGGGGTGGAGTCAAGAACGTCCAGCAGCGTCTGGGTGGTTCAGCCACTATCGCCAAGAACAGAGAAGCAGTCGCCTACTCCCTACTGACCATCGCTAATACAAAGCTAACCGATGTGATGGAATGGGACGACATGGGCAATATTAAGGTCAAGCCCAGCAAAGACATCCCAGAGCACGCCCTGCAAGCTATTAAGTCTATTAAGGTCAACGAGCGTACCGATAAAGACGGCAATACCACCAGAACATTGGACATTGAACTGTACGATAAGGTTGGTGTATTGAGAATACTGGCTAAGGCTAGTGGACTACTGGATACTGCTGACGAATCAGATAAGCCTAGTGTTATCGGGATTAATGTTAAAGCCCCTGAGATTATCGACGTGGAGCCATCTAATGAACCGTGATGACATTATCCGCATGGCGCGGGAGCAAGGCGACTTTATAGACGACAAGCGTGGCGGTGCGTTTATCTTTAATGGCGATCCAGAACACACTTTCAATATCTTCAAGTTCGCCGCCTTAGTCGCAGCAGCAGAGCGCGAGGAATGCGCGAAGGTGTGTGAGGAATGGGGCGCGTTTAACAAAATCGCTGCTGAATGTGCCGAAGCTATCCGCGCAAGGGGTAAAGCGTGAGCAAAACCAAAGATACAGGCTCAAAATCTATGCCCGTCACAGGGCTGAACTTAGACTTTTCTACTAGCCCTGTTGTCTGGAAGTTCTTGCAGTCCAAAGGTTTTGTTCGTGGCGTCATGGGTCCTGTGGGTAGCGGTAAGTCTTATGCCTGCTGCGCAGAGATTATGATGAAGGCAGTGCAGCAAGCACCTAGCCCCATCGATGGCATTAAGTACAGCCGCTTCGCTATTGTCAGGAATAGCTATCCAATGCTCAAAACCACGACGATTAAGACGTGGTTAGACTTGTTTCCTGAGAATACTTTTGGTCCTTTATTGTGGACGCCACCGATTACCCACCATATTAAACTGCCAGCCAGAGATGGCGCTGCTGGCATTGACTGTGAGGTGATATTCCTTGCGCTGGATCAGCCGAAAGACGTTAGGAAGCTCCTGTCACTTGAGCTTACCGGGGCATGGGTTAACGAAGCTAGGGAACTTCCTAAAGCTGTTATCGATGGTCTTACTCATCGTGTTGGTCGCTATCCCACTAAGCGTGATGGCGGCGCTACTTGGCATGGCATTATCCTTGACACTAACCCTATGGACGACGACCATTGGTGGTTTAGGATGGCTGAAAAGGAGAAGATGAGTGGTGCGTATAAGTGGGAGTTCTTTAGACAGCCCGGAGGCGTCGTCGAAGCTGATCTGGGAGAATTGCCAGACAATCCTGAAGCAAACGATTTTATATATAGCGCAGGAAGATGGTGGAAGCCAAACTCCAAAGCTGAAAATATCTCAAACCTCCCCGCTGGCTACTACCAGCAAATGCTACTAGGTAAGAACCTAGACTGGATTCGTTGCTACGCAGAAGGTAAATACACCTACGTTCAGGAAGGCAGACCCGTCTGGCCTGAGTACGACGACAATATGATGTCGGCAGACTTAGAGTACGACCAAAGCCTGCCCATCCACGTAGGACTAGACTTTGGTTTGACCCCAGCCGCAGTGATCGGACAGAAAATGCCCTCAGGGGCATGGCATGTCCTGCACGAGATTGTCACTTTTGACATGGGCCTTGAGCGATTCGGTCAGCAATTGCTGGGTGAACTAAACGCCAGATTCCCCAAGTCTCAGATTATGGTCTGGGGCGACCCAGCAGGTATGCAGCGTGACGCTATCTACGAAGTTACAGCCTTCGACCACCTGCGAACCCTCGGATTACGCGCTCAACCTACTCCGTCTAACGACTTTAAAGTCCGACGCGAGGCAGGAGCCGCCCCAATGCAAAGGTTAATCCAAGGCAAACCGGGGCTTTTGGTAGACAAGAGTTGTAAATTGTTAAGAAAGTCCTTGGCTGGCGGCTACCACTTTAAACGAGTAGCCATCGGCGCAGGACAAGAACGATTTAGAGACTCGCCAAACAAGAATGAACACTCCCACGTAGGCGACGCCTTTGGATACCTGCTACTTGGTGGTGGAGAACATAGAAGAATGACAACCAATTCAGGGCGATCCGGTGTGCCAATGGGCATGCAATCTACTGCCGCTACAGACTTCGACGTTTTTGCTTAAATAATGATAGCGCAGTGCTATCATATCCTTGATGTTTAAGGCAAAGTCGATAGAATTTCCTCAGATATTTCGTATTTGGAGGCCATTATGCCATTTTGGGTAGCTGCCGCCGTACTGGCTGGCTCTGTATATCAAGCGGATCGAGCATCTTCGGCTGCGCGTAAAGCTCGTGAATCCTCTGCCGCAGAGTCTAGGCGTGCTGCACAGCAGATGGAACAGCAAATTGCCGCACAGAAAGAGCAAGCGGCTGTTGCTCGTGAGCGTTTGTCTGCTGAAACTGCTAAGTACGCACAGGAAAAAGCCAGCCTTGAGGCTGAAGCTAAGCGCACTGCCGACACTTTGGAGGCTGAGCGCAGAAAGCTAGGCGAGGAAGAGTCCTCCCGTCTGCGTGCCAGAGTCCGATCTGGCCGTCGTGCCCTATTGTCTGACGTTCGTATCAACCCAGAGATGGGAGTTTTGGGCACAGACCAGACTTCTACCCTCGGCGCTTCAGTTGCTATCTAAGGAACGACTATGGACATCGAAATTAACGTCGGTAAAGAGAAAGAAGACATGGAAGACATGGCCGAGAAGGGTCGTAATGGCGATACCGTCATGGGCCACCTGACTCCCGGCGAGGTTGTTCTACCGTTGCCGCTTGTGCAAAAGCTGGCCGAGCCTCTAAAGAAAGCCTTTGAGGCTGCTGGCATGGACATGGACCAGTACACCGTAGGCCACGAGAAGAATAGCATCAACGAAGAGTCTGGTTGTCCAGAATTTAATATATGGGCCAAACTTGAAGCTCAGTTATATAAAGCTATTGTGGAACCTGAAAATAAAAAAGCAGAAGCTGCTGCTGCAGCAGAAGAAGCTGCCGCTCGTGCAGAACTTCAAAAAACAGAAGAAGAAATGGCTGTTTTGCAAAAGCAAATTCAGGAAGAAACCGCTGCTGGTCAGGCTCAAATTGCTAGAACTCGTCAAGAAACAGAGATGACGCAGCGTGAAACTGGTGAGCGTCGCCTTGCTCGTCTACGCGCTCGCGTTCGCAGCCTGTCACGTCCAATGCTATCCAAGGGAGTGTCACTGTAATGGATAAGTTCCAGAAGAAAGTGCAGAAAGTAATGCGCGAATACAAGTCTGGCACCCTGCATTCTGGTAAAGGTGGTCCAGAAGTTAAGGATAAGAAGCAGGCTGTTGCGATTGCTTTGTCAGAAGCGCGTAAGGCCACTAAGCAGAAAGCCTAATCATGGCCGTAACTCTGGTAGAACTTGAGTCACTAACCACAAAGTCTAGGTTTGTAACTCAGGTTCAGAAGAACAATTCTGGCAGCTATGTAGTTGCAGGTGCTGATGCGCCTTCTATTGTGGTTGATGTAAACCACCAGCGTAATCACGACGGCAGAGCTTGGTTTGCGTACAAGATGTATCCGACCTCAGCACCATTAGCGTCAGGTTCTAGCATTGATATTGTTCTTGCGGCTGCTTCTGGCGTAGTACCACACATGACTCTTGACGCGTTATGTATCGGAGATGCGGAGTTATATATTTATGAAGGCACGACTGCTACGGGCGGCACGCCATTTACTCCTATCAATAGGAATCGCAATTATACGACTAGCAGCCAAGTTGCCATGATAATAAACCCGACAGTATCTTCGCTCGGGACGCAGCTAGATGCGCAGATTATCCCCGGCGGAACAGGCAAAAAGTCTGGTGGTGGAACGGCAGGATCGCTTGAATATGTATTAAAGCCTTTGACAAATTATTTGTTCAGGCTAACCAATGTAAACGGCACTAATCACGCTGCTTACTTAGCTTTGGAGTGGTATGAATAATGGCCGATTTAAAACTTACTCCTGCTGAACAAAATATTGTTGACTACCATCGTAGATCGATTGCTACTGGCAATGTTGGTCAAGACAAAAATGGCAATCCAATAACTGTTTATTCATCAACAATATACATTCCTGAGGGAAAGTATAAGGGTCAATTTGCTACTGTCCCCGGATGGGTTGATAGAAAGCTTTTGACTAACGAGGATGAGCTTTATAAGCGCTGGCAAAATGATATTGAGGCTGGTAAGTGGCCCATTTATAAGACAGGACAAGAGGGTGGCAAGAGAGCAGAAGAAATCCACGTAATCATGGATGAGGAAGAAGCTCCTGCTAGAGCTGTTATGAAACCAAGACAGGTCGAGCGCCCAA